TTGGAGATACTTTAACGGTTGTTCAAGGTTGTGCCAAAACCCCAACGGCTTGCAAAAGCTATAACAACTATTTACGATTTGGTGGTTTCCCTACTGGTGGCAACTTCATGCCCGGTAATGATTTTTTATTGCACCCCAGAACATAGTAACACCAATACTTCTGCTATAATATGAATAATCATTATCTGGAAATGAAATATATTGTAAAGAGTTCTGCACATGGTTGACCAAAGCAGAAATTAATAAATATAGGCGTAAAAAAACTACATACCCAACAGTTTAAAGTTTAACTTGTTGGATATGGTGTGGTTGGTGGTATGAAGTTGTCTATATACCGAGCAATTCCATAGGTAACTCTAATATCATCCATATATCCAGTGAACCAAACACCACCTATATTATTATCGCCAGGACTGCCACCAATGTGAAACCTGTTTCCTTGTGATATACTAGCAGCGGCTTCGGCAGATCCTTGTAAAATACCATCAACGAAAACTCTCCAAGTATTTCCAAATCTTGTTATTGCATAATGTTGCCAAATATTAGATGCTATAGTTTGATTAATTACAAAAATGTTAGCCAGTTGAAGAACCGATCGCCAAGCTATAATCGCCGAATGTTGGCTACCATCACCAATATTATATGTTGTAAAAAGTATTCCCTCGCTTGCTGTTGTTGGATATATATAACCCTCAATTGTAAAATTAGTATTGCCACCAGCACTAACTTCAGATCCTGGAAAATAAAGACTGTCGCCAGAACCATCAAAATAAGCACTACTAGATCCAGATTTAAATTTATCGGTTACTATTTTCGTGTTGCCAACAACGGTTGCTAAATTATTGGTTTTGGAGTTAACAAAATTTGTACTGTTATTAACCCCATCCATACTCATTAATAAATGCACATTGCTATAATGTGGATCTGTCAACGGAGGGGCATCACCAGAACCATTAGCACTATGATCAGAAAATCCAGGAATAAATAAAGAACTTGGGTGCATTATTAAGCCACTCCTTTCATACCGAGATTTATACAAATCTTGGAATTACTATCAACGTAGTAAGTTAAAATATCATAACTATTTGCTGCAATTGATAGTGTTGGGTTGGTTCCAGCATTTCGCAATACATTGGTGCCAGCCAGACTTAAGGTTCTACCGCCTATAGAATCTTGCCGTAACTCAATACAGCCACCTGTTCCTGGTATCGGGTTAGAAAAAGTAAGTGTGAGATTTCCGGTAAGTGGAGTAATAATAAAATTGCTACGCTCAGATAAATTAAGAGTTATTGATTGGATATAGTTAACACTCATTGGTGTTACAGCTTGTGGTTTTGTATAAACAATTGATTCTGTTGATATATCTGCCATAATTTAAACCGTGATTAAAACATTACCTTTATGTACAAGCACCTCGCCTTTGTAGGTGAGGATGGTATCGACATCAAAACCAGCACCAGATCCCGCTTGATTAACACCTGGCGCACACTGAACCCAGTTTGTACCGTCAGATCGGTAGAGTATACCACCATTGACATCGGTTACTAGATACAGATAACCAAAATTGTTTGATGTTGCAACTGGACGAGCGGTTAATGTACCAGATCCGTGAACGGTACTCCAAGCAATAGGATCGCTACCCCCCGCTAAATGTGCTGTTGCGTGATTAGCAACTTCTGTTGTGGCGCTGTTTATAGGATTTCCAAAAACTAAAGGATTTACAGATTTTGGATAACCACGACCTACAGCAGAAGATATTTTATAAATTGTTAATCTTATAGCGTCTTCCAGTCCGTCTGTTGCTCTGTCTTCTGCCAAGTAGATAACTGAGGATTTATCAGTTGTTAGCGTTCTAAGCACTGTGCCAGAGCCGTTTTGAATATCTATTTCATATTTTTCTACTTCCTCGCCTTCGGTAATACCAACCCCTCTACTCTGGGCAACCCAACTAATCAATAAGTTATTTGCTGGATCTTCATTCCCAATTGCATCTTTAACCTGTAATGGTTTTAAACTTTCACCTGTAATTAAAATAGAACTAATAGGAACATCTTCTAGAACTTGACCTTGATGAGGAGCTTTTAGGTAGATTGTTTTACCTATTTGATCGGATGTGCCTTCTAAGCGTTCTAGATAGCCTGTAAGTAGAACAAAGCGCTCATTTGATGTATGGGTACTAATTTGGCTTTCAGTGCCTTTGTAGCCCCTTTTAAAGTGAGATATAGACCAAACACCAGGGGTTGTTTCTGTAGCATTCTTAAATACTATAATTTCTTTACCAATCAGTGCCAAGTGTTTATTTGCTTCAAATTCTGATTGTGTAGAGGGTTCTAATCCATCTACTATCCCACTAGATAGAGTTACTGTTAAAACGCTGGTGATGTCTATATCACCCAATTCAAATCCACCTGGTAAAATTTCTGCAACAGTACCAATAACCGATTGATCGGTGAGGGTCATTGACCCTGTAAAGTTAGCATTATCTTCTGATACAAATAATTGCCCTATTTTCCAAGTCTCAGGAGCAGATATAGCAATATAAATTCCCTTCTCGGAATCGCGCTCATCTAGAAGTGGTATATCAAGCGGTACAACCTCCGCCACACCTGACACTGTAATGTTTTGGGTTGGCGTGTGAGTGATAGTTGTAGTTTGATTTGTAGTGTAAACGGTATTTAAATTAGTAATATTGGGTGTGGTGCCAGCAGGAGTGATGCCGCCATAAACATAACCATCAATTTGTAATATTAAATTAGCACCAACATTTATTTTTTCTATTTGAATTGGTTGCTTTGCTCCTCTCACTGGAAGATTGACAACATCCCCAACCTTTAATCCGTACCACGATGGTAAAAGGCTTATTCCCTCATATCTTGTTTTTTGTAGGTCTAATTGTGCGAGGATACGAGTTGATTGGGTTAGTACTTCATTGTTTGTAGCTACCCAGTCAGTGTTGACGCTCACGGGTGTATCGTAGGTGCGAACCGGATTAAAGGCAAACTGAAAGCCAGCTTCATGATCATCTTCTATATTTCTAAATTCAATCTCAACTTTTGAAGGTAACTCACGATCACTTATTGTTCGCTCAATATATCTGTCTTTTATTTCTTCTTCAGCCTCACCACTAGCTAAATCATTTGTACCAAGTGTGGTTCTTATCTTATCCTGCATCTGGTGTAGAAAATGAACAACGCCATTTTCCTCATAGGTGATGATTTGATATAGCTGCATTAAGTTTTCTAAGAACTCTCTATATGCCTCCCCTGATTGTTTGAATGGTATACCTTTTACATTACCCACGAGCTTAGATACATTAAACTCTGATGGGGATAAGCCAGCCCTAATACAAACATCTGAAAAAATACTACTTAATGTAGGATTTTCAGACGAAATTACTTCCACGTCAATTTTGGGAAGTGATGATCCACCACCAAAATCATCGGTGGGATAATCATGCAAGACAAGATAACTACGATTGACAAACGCTGGAGGATCTGGATCATAGCTGGCAATTACGCTATCTGGTGCTGTTTGATTCCCCGTATAGATGTTGCAATATCGGCTTAGAAAATTACTTGCGCTAGTTCCCGTTTCACTATCTCCAATAGTGGAATAAACCAGCTTACCGTTAGCCCAGATGCGCCTAACGCTATCTATTGGCTCACCAATGAGGAATGCAGCATTAACACTAAATTCTGCTCCACCCTTACCCCCTTTACCACCTCGTCTACCTTGCACAATCTCTGTAGCCCAAAACATAGAACAGCCATCATGCCGAACAATTCCATAGTATTTGGGGATGCCAGAGCCAAACTCAGCATCAGGCAGGTCAGTCTCTACCTTCTCATTATTTTTGAAAAGACCAAGCAGAAAGTTAGTAGCAACAGTTATACCAAGGGATAAAGCTACATTAGCCATTTAACAAATAATAGTATTAATATATTTAGTTTGACTTGTTATGAGTTTAAACTTATCTCAAATATTTAAAAGAAAAAACAACAGGTTGAGAGAGGAAACCCACCTGTTGCCTTTAAGCAGAAATTAAGAGGAAAACGAAGATTAAAGACCATTTGTTAACTACCCTTATAATATAGCATAAATTTTATAATTTTAACAACTAAACTAGAAAAAATATTACAATAGAGATAGCTCCTCGTGATGCTTCACACATCCAGGAGCAGTAAATCTAAACTAGGTAGACTCACATGACTAATTCTAACATTGTTAAAAAGGCGATCATTGCAGAAGTACCCGTTGGCAAACTCAAGATAAACGGACTGATGCTTCCCGATGGCGCTTACGCTGTCGCGGTTCCGCAGATCTTTGATTTATTCGGTGGTGATGTTGGAATTGGTACTAACAAAGAGTACACTACAACATACCTGAAACGCTTAATGGGCAAGGGTTTTCGTCCTGACAAAATCCCTACGGAACTAGGCAACCAAAAGATTAGCTATGTAAATCTTACAGATTTTGAGAAGGTTATAGCCAAGCTAGACCGGGCAGGCAATAAGAAAGCTCAAGATTTCCGAGATGCTTTAATTGGTCTATCTTTAACTCAATTATTCGCTGATAGCTTTGGCGTGAAGTTCGAGCAAAAAGAGCGTCAGGAATATTTACTTGAGAGAATGGTACACCGCGAGAATTTCCATCCTACTATTACCGCTTGGTGGAAAGCTGACGGTTTGGAAAGTGGTATTGAGTATGCCGAGCGAGTTAACCAATTTAAAGCCTGTGCCAAACTACCTGTCAAACCAATTAAAGAATATAGCAGTTATGAGTTAGCAAAACTTAACAATGCTGAAGCGGCTTATCATGTTGTACGGAAACTTGGCAAAACTCATGAGGTGGCAATCTCTGTATTAGGTTAAAACTCACCAAAAGAATAATAGCTTATAGCCCCTAAGATCAGGGGCTTTTTAGTGGAAATTTTATAAAAACTTTAAAACGCTACAATCCTCTTACCGTATAGGTTTAAGGTGTTCGATAGTCCTTATAGTATTAAGAGTGGTGTGCAATACTCAAATCGGTATTCTAAAAGCCGCCACAATCTTGTCTTGCCAGTATCCGATCGGCACTTCCACGACAGCCCTAATTCTTGATCTGGCATCAGCATGGATAAACTTCCCATCAGTGGATTTGAAACCTATATGCTGAGGGTTGCCGTTAGAGAATAATCGAAACACTAGAATATCACCTGGTAGAGCTTCATCAATCGGTATCTGATCAGCAAACTTCCCCACCTCGTCAATCAAGCTGTCACCCTGAGGAATCTGAGAATAGTTTTCTGGTTTAGCATCTAATCCTAGATTCCTCCCCACACCGCACACCAGACCCACGCAGTCGCACGAAACCCCCTTAGTTGACTGTCCAGCCCTCCAAGTAGTCCCAAGCCACCCTCTAGCCTCTTCTAGGATGCGATTCTCTTTTTCTAATTTCTCTAAATTCATAAGAGTATATTGATTTTTTTATAGTTTGATTTAGAATTAGTGATATTGCTTTTAACATAAAAATAGTGATATATATTATGAATATGTTATATTTACATTTAGAGGAAGAACTAATCACAGACTGAAACAGGAGTTTACATGACCACGACAGCAGAGAGGAAACCTGTAACTACGCCCCCAAAAGCCAAACCAGCTAGAACTTGTGACGAAGAACACAAAGAAAGAGTTGCTGAGGGGCAAAAAAGATTCCACAACAATGAAAAACATCAACTAATCGGTAGAAAAATCCATCAACTTTTTGTATATCTTGTAGAAGAAAAATATGCAGATGTACAAAAGCTTATGGATGAGCTCGATTATTCTCAAGGGACGGTATACCAATATCTTGAGAAAGATAGAAACCCAGCAAAAGTGCCTCATATAACAAAATTGAAGGTTATACGAAAATGGCTCAATGTTCCCACTGATATATGGGAACGCTTTTTAAGTGAAGCTGATTTTTCACCTTCTAAGTTGCTAACTTATTCTGGCTTAGGAAAAAAAAATAAGTCAGAATATAAAATTGATTTATCCGTTGACTTTGAATCATCCCCTGGTAAATCAGAAGGAACATATTATAATTTCTTTAAAGGTAATGAAACAATGCCTGATAATGAAATAGCTAATATGTTTGGTGAGATACCACCCAAAGAACTTATTGATTTAATCAGCCGAGAGATAAACGTGCTGAACCAAGCAATAACGGCGTTGAAATATCGATATGGTTCAACGGACAATGATACCCAAGAAAAGGTTGTCGAACTAAATGACCAGGAGAGAGCAAGACTTAAAGTTTTGCTTGATATATCAACCCATCTTCAAAAAATAACTAAGGCAGACATAAATGCACAATTAGAAAATAACTCCATCGTTGAAATGATTAAAGATGATGGTGTAGATGGCAGGTATACATTTTTAGAATCAAAGATGATGGGTTTGATACCATACTTGTTTGATGTTGTTAGTTGGATGAGTGATACACACCCAATCATCGATCCAATTAACAAGCTAAAGAGTGTCGAGGAGTTAAAGGCGGCATTAAACCGAACAAGTTAGGTGTTTACTTAAACGACATAAGAATAAAACCTCCTTTCATAATCTCTACATTGTAGTTTTCGATGGGGGGTTTTTCATTTGTTGAGCGTATTCTATCGAAATACTCATAGATACTCTGATCCGAATACTTCCCAGCTTCTAGGTTTCTGTGAATTATATCTCCGGTAATCCCGCAGAATAAAACTGTGGGATGTTTATTTTCGTTTACAAAGAGCTTGCAAACTTTCAATTCAAACCATTTCTCAGCCTCTAAGATATTTTGGAATTTTGAATCTACTATGATATTTTCACGACAATCTACAATCTCACCGCAGTAGCCATCAGTTATTTCTTTGACGTTCAGGGTATACCCATAAAGTAAAAGCACAAGTGTGATCATAGATACCCCCTAATAATTGTCCTTCTATTCTAGTCCTTTTTAGTAGTACTGGGGTACTATTATTCAATTTTGATAGAAAATTCTAATAACCTCTTAAAATGCTATAATATAATAGTGTTTATAATTTTAATATATGACTATTATAGCCGATCGCAAACAGCTATTGTCAGCACTTGACAGGCTCGTGAAAATTGTCCCTCAAAGACCCACACATGAGATTCTAGAAGGGGTTGAGCTAACAACAGATAGTAGGAAAGGGTTGTTAGTCATGAGGTGTTTTAACCTAAATCAGGAGTTAACAATAGCAATAAATAATATCTCAAATGTATTACAGGATACAAAGTTTTATACCAAAGCTAAAAAGCTGAAAGATACTGTAAGGGCGCTATCTAGTGAAAATATATCTTTAGAGGTAGTAAGGGGTAATTTAAATGTTGGGGATGATTGCAACGCCGTGAGGTTATCGCTAATTGATGACGAATTACCCGAAATAGACCCTCTAGTAGAACCACAACAGTTTTTAACTGATCGTAAAAACCTTATAGAGGCGCTAGAATCAACAATCTTCGCCACCAGCCTAGACGAAACGAAACAGGTTTTATGTGGTGTGAATATAAATGCTTCTGATTTAGGACTTATTAACTTTGCAGCAACGGATGGACACAGACTAGCCTACATCTCATTTGATGGTGAGTTCCCCAACCTGGAGAGTTTAACCATTCCTGGAAAAACCTGTGAAGAATTGTTGAGAACTCTGAAAAAGGCATCCGACTCAGAATTATTAGTTACTTTTACCAAAGAAGAAATTCTTTTTACTTTAGTTGAGGTTAAGACAACGTTAAGAAGCAGGTTGCTAGAAGGACAATACCCAAAATATTTCGGTATCATCCCCACAGATATCAAATATGAAGCCATCATCAACCGCTTAGACCTGCTAAATGTCATCCAGACAGCCTCTAAAGTTTTAGATAAAAAGGAATACAACCCACCTCTTGTAACTCTACTGATCCATGATGGTTTAAGGATTGACGTTCTAAATAGCGATAGAGAGCTTGTAATTACGCAAGTGGTTGGTTGTAAAGGCTCTTTACAGAAGTTAGCGTTTAATCTCCATTATTTATTGGAAGTTCTACAAAAAGGAACAACCAAGGAAATAAAGATTAAGCAGGGTGAGAAGCCATTATCCCCAGTGGTTATCGAGTCTAATTACAACTGCCTAATTATGCCTGTTCAACAAAGGAGCTAAAAAAAAATGGAAACTAGAAGCTGTAGAGATTGTAGAAAATCGGTAGGGGTGGAAAAGCTGCAAAAGCTTAATGGCGATCGCTGGTATTGCGTGTCAGATTGTGAAACCAACATTCGTAACTCTCCTGAGAAACTTAAACAGGCTGTTGCTCAAATCCCCAACTACCAGGAAATCACACAGAAAGTTGTTGAGTTATTTAAGAAGGGAAGTCAGCCACTATCTGCCATTGCAGATGAGCTAGACCTCAAGCCATCAGATGCACTAAACCTTGTCACTTACGCTGGTGCCACTTGGAACAAGGATAAGCAAGAGTGGGAACTGATAGAGCCACCAGATTTAGATAGTGACAGGAAAATTAAAAAGCTTGCTCAACAATGCCTAGATGTGGGGAGGAAATATAAATCAGCGCTTGACAAGATTGAAGAACTAGAAGATCGGCTTAATTTCCTAGGCAATATCAACCAATCCCCAATACCGCTTAAAATCTACACCAGTGAGTCAGACAACGAGAGAGGTGAAGCCACAGCTATCAGCCTAGCTAGTGATTGGCACATTGAGGAAGTTGTTACTCTAGCAGAAACTCATGGGCTAAATGAGTATAACCCAGAGATTGCCGAAGCTAGAGCTAAAGCTTATTTTCGTAATTTGGCGAAAGTGGTTAGACTTAACAGGCGTGACGTTGATATTCCTCGCCTTATCTTGTGGATCGGCGGAGACATTATCAACAACTACCTCCGTGAGGAAAACCTAGAGACTAATGCTTTCTCGCCAGTGGAAGCAAGCTTGTTTGCCCAAGAGCTTCTGATCGGCGGCATTGACTACCTACGGGAAGACTCAGAACTGAAGGAAATTATTATAGTTTGTTCTGACGGGAATCATGGGAGGTTTCCAATGCAGCGCAAAACTAAAGTGGGGACACGCACTCAGAACAGCCTTGAGAATCTGCTTTACCACACGATTGCTAATTACTACAGGGGAAGGGATGAGCGTTTAGCTTTCTCTATCGCTGGAGCTTACCATAACTATATTGATGTGTATGGTAAGAAGCTTCGGTTCCATCATGGGGATGCAATCAAATATGGCGGGGGTGTTGGGGGCTTTATCGTACCTTTAAGCAAATATATTCTAAAGGAAAATCAAGCAATTCAAGGAGATATGGATTTCTTAGGGCATTTCCATAGCTTGCATTTTATGAGAAATGCTGTGGTTAATGGCTCTCTGGTTGGCTTTAACTCTTATGCTGCACACTGCGGCTTTCCCTATGAGGAACCACAGCAAGCGTTCTGCCTCTTAGACGAAAAGCGAGGCTTTACTGTGAGGTGTCCTATTTTTTTATCCTAGTTTTATAATTTAGTCTAAATTTTATAATTTAGGATATAATATATAAAAGCAAGGATTAAACAATGAATGAAAATCAAATGGCTTGGTTTGGGGGCGCTCTCTGGCTATCCCCCAAAGGAGATGTAAAGTTCTATCCGTTCTCAGATTTTCCACAATACGCAGATGCCACCGTGTTAGGAATGCTTAATGAGATTAGGTTAGACGAGGTTATCGAAAAGTCTGGATGCAAGGTAGAACCTCTAAATCATTCACACGGATGGTTTGTCTACCAGAGGCTTTTGAAAGAGGGCTGGAAATTAGTTAGTCACAAGCGAGGCTAAATGTTTGGACTATATATGATTCGAGAACAAGCATTTCTCACAACCATTCTAGTTTTGCTTGCCGTCTTCTCCCCTTTTCTAGTAATTCTTGACATATACCAATGAAAACCGTTTACTTAGCAGGTTCTATTAATGGTCTAACTTACGAAGAAGCAACTGGCTGGCGCAAGGAAGCCACAGAGAAGCTACAAGCAGCGGGTTTAATGGTTCGTGACCCAATGAGAGGGAAAGAGTTTTTAGACTCTGTAGGAGTTATTAACGACCAGAATGTTGATATCAAAGCTGATGAAATATTCTTCCGAGATATTACAGACATTCTTACCTCTCATTATATTCTGATCAACTTTGAAGGTTTAAAGACTAAACCTATGATCGGAACTCTCTTTGAGTTGGGTTACGGGTTTGGCTCAGGTAAAGATCTCTTTATCTTCAATATTCCAGAAGAGTTTAAGCTACATCCGTTCTTACTCTGTGCTGGTAATCAGTCTAGCAATCTAAATCAAGCAATTTTTGAAATTATCAATCATGAAAAAAATCATCGCTATCACTGGACTTACTAATTCTGGCAAATCTACCGTTGCTGACTATCTCCAAGAAGTTTACGGCATCCCTAATACTTCCCCTATCAAGCCGCTTAAAGCCTTTCTAGAAAATATTTATGGACTAAAGGCTGGGGAACTAGATGACCAGGACGTGAAGGCTGAAACACCAGAAGATTCTACCTGTACATATCAGCAGATGTTAGTTGATTGCTTTCATTTCTGGCGAGTAAGAGATTCTAACTTTGGTGCAAAGATGCTAGCTAGTGAAATTGAAAGACTATTCCTTAACGAAGGAGCTAGAACTATTTCAATTCAAAGCATCCGTAATTTAGAAGAAGTGAAGACGATTGCAGCAATGGTAGTTCTGCATGATGCCGAATTAAGTTTTATCAATATTTCCGGCAACCGAGAACGAGAAGAAAGTTCTGATATTAATCTGGCTGAAATTGATGATACTTTAATGCAAATCTCCGATAGAGGATGTGTAGTTAGTAACGAGTATGACAGTAATTTGTTCCGCGACTTAGACATTTGTATGGGTGAACTAGGTTGCCCTACAATCTCTCGATTACGCAGCCTTTACGAGTCTTCTCTCAATATAGCTAACAACTAAATCAAACTGGGGTGTAATCAATTAGGCTTTTTATATGCGCGGAAAAGACCGTAATTTGCTTGCTACCCCTCTTTTTTGGAATGCTGTTTTGAGTGTAACGCTAGCTGCAACCGCAGGTTTGGCAACGCAGGGTAAAGACTTTATATCCCCAGGTGGTTTGTTGTTCTTAAATGTTTTTAACTTAGCACTTAATGAACTAACAACCATTCTAGAGAGATTCGAGAAAGACGATTCAATCAAGTTTACTAAAACTCGTGCTGGTATGGAGGAAGATGACGACATTGATAGGGGTTAGTGTAGTTGTGTTATTTGTTGGTGGCTACCTTTTAGTTATTCACTTTTTAATTGGAGATTTCTAATGGGTTTAGTATTCCTTGTTGTGGCTGTATGTTTAATGATTCTTGTGTTGATATTGTATTAAAAGTAATTGGAGATTTCTGATGGAAGTAGTTTATATCGTCTTAATCATTTGTATCACAGTTGTTATAGTTAAGGTTATTGAGGATTTGTAATGGATATTTTGTTAATAATCATTGTGTATTTCGGTTTTATCTTTTTATTCGGTTTTGATTTTGAGGAGGCAGATTAAATGGGGTTTATTTTAGGAATTTTACTGGTTATGTCTTGGGGATTTTTCTTTCTTTTAGGTTTGAGTTTTGAAAGGGAGAAAAGCGAAAATAGAATGCTTCAAGACAGCTTAAACAACATGATTGGTCATTATGACTTCCCAGACATACCAGAAGAAGAGCTTTAAACGTTTAAGAGAGAGGGAAAACAATGAAATTACCTGAAGATATTATCAAATTGGGGCTGGTCTATGACGTTGAGACTTACCCCAATTTCTTTAGCGTCACTTTTGCTAGCCTTAACCGAATTGCTCAAAATCAATCAGATTGTTTTAAGCAGTTTGTAATTAGTGAAAGCCGGAATGACCGTGAGAAGATTCTAGCCACAATACGCGATCGCTATCTAATTGGCTTCAACAACTCTAACTTCGATGATGGAGTAATAGAGTTTATTAGTCGTAATCCCCAAGCAACTGTGGAAGCCATCTATGCTTTTGCTCAAAGTTGTATTGAGGGGTGGAATGTCTTTAAGAATAGTGCTAAGTCTTTCAGTCGGTCTTATGACTTGCTTGAGATCATTCGCGCTGGTTACAATGTTATCTCGCTCAAAGGCGTGGGAGTTAATCTGAAATATCCTAAAGTTCAGGATCTCCCATTCCACTATACGGACGAAATCAAACCCGAAGACGAACCCACGTTACTAGACTATAACAAGAATGACGTTGAAGTTACATTAAAGCTTCTGGAGGCTGTAGAAGGCGAACTGAACATGAGGGCTGATTTATCCTCTCTATTTAACGCTAAGTTACATAGTGCCAGCGACTCAGCGATCGCTAAGATACTTCTGAATAAGTGGTATCAAGAAAAAGCTAGCATGAGCAATGAGGCTTTTAAAGAGTTTAAGCAGAGTAAAACTGAGCGTGATGATATCTGGATGGTTGATATCATCTACCCTTACATAAAGTTTAAAACTCAGGAATTGCAAGCCTTTCTCTCAGATCTGAAGAACAAAGTCATTAAAAAGATAGATTCAACACCAGCAAGGGATAAATACGAGTGCGATATTCCTAAGCTAACATTCAAAGGAACCACCTACTCTATTGGTTTGGGCGGTATTCACTCAGAAGATAAACCAACAGTTATCAGAGCTACTGGTGATAGATTACTGTTAGATGCCGACGTAATGTCGCAATACCCCCTAGCGATATTAAATAATAATTTATGTCCCCAGCATTTAGATCCTAATGTATTTCTACCACTCCTCAAAGACATTGTTGATCAGCGACTCTACCACAAGAAACGACGTAAAGAGAGTAAAGAAAGTGATGTAATTCAAGCTGGACTTAAAATCGCAATAAATTCTGTGTATGGGCTACTTAACTCAAAAACATTCTGGTTGTTCGATCCCCAAGTAACTTTTGCTGTGACGGTAAATAATCAGCTAATGCTTATGATGCTGGTGGAAGACCTAGAAGAAGCTGGCTACTCAGTAATATCGGCAAACACTGACGGGATAATAGTAGACAGTACGCAAGACAAGCTAGAAGACATCAGGAGGATCTATAAGGCATGGGAAAAAGTGACAAGGTTTGAGCTTGAGGAAACCCACTATGAATTGTATGTAAGGAGGGATGTTAACAACTACCTGAGTCGCACGATAGACGGCAGCATTAAGACTAAAGGATGCTTTGTTCCCCAAGGCGGCTTAATCAACGGGTATAAATTCCCAGTGGTGGCAATGGCTTTACAGGCTTATTTCTTAGAAGGAACAGACCCTCTAATATTTCTCCACAATCATAAAGATATATACGACTTTTGCGCTAGTCAGAAGGTGGGAGGGCAATTTACCAATGTTATAGAGGATGTGTCTAGAGTTAGCAGGACACTTGGAAAGACAGGTAAACCCCTCAAGAAGCCAATTCATGAATATACTGTGTTGGGTGCAGAAGACACTCAAAAGACAGTTCGATATTATGTTTCTAAGCCAGAGGAAAAGATGGATGCTAGCTTCGGTAAGCGGATGAGAAAGCGCAAGATTGTAGATGGTGAGTCACATTACATTGACTATGTGGCGGGATACTTCGTTACTTTGTTTAATGATTACTTTGAGGCTGAAGATTATAACATCGATTATGACTTCTACCTTAAGGAAGTTCAGAAGGAAATAGACAAGATTGAGGCAGAGCCAGAAGTAATAGAGATAGAACCGGAACCAATAGTGGAAGTGCAGCTAATGCTCATTTAACACAGAGAGGGGCTTTCCCCTCTCTTTTTTATTCATTTGTCGCTGGTTCCGTCAGCATCTCGTATAGTGTTATACCTTGCTTGTCTGCGTCCTCTTTCCAGATCTCTAATACTTCCGACAGGAACATTAAAGCTCTAGACAGTTTTTGGTTTCTGGGTACACCTGGAGGAGCCGCCGCTTCCAATATCTCCCTGACTTCTTCCGGCATCTGTACTTGGGTTGCTCTACCTTTGATGGCTCCCCCTTTGATAGATCTTTTGTTGGTTGGTGTTTCCTTTGATTTCTTGCTTTGTGTCTGTGTCATGTTGTGTACGGGTTTTAACCTCTCTCCCTCTATTCTATACGGTTTAAAGTCTCAATCCCAATAGATCAAACTGTGTGTATAAAAGCGAAGCTTAAAAACTAACTTTAAAAAAGAGGATTTTTTAAAATGGCTATAGAGAATGATGAGAGGGAGATATTTCGCGTTCTAGGCGAAGTAGCAGTAAAGTTGACCAACACAGAGTCGGACATACACGAGATTAAGGTTAATCTCACTAAAATTCTAGAACAGCAACAACAAAATCAGATGGAGTTCTTGAAAATCCAAAAGGGGCTAGAAGAAGTGCCACGGGTGAGGAACGACGTTGACACGCTTAGGACTAATATGACAACCAACCAAAAATTTATAGATAATTTGAATACTCGCGTTGAGGTGGTGGAGGCATGGAAGACCAGGACTGAGAATAGAGAAAATGGAATCTCTGAAAACCTTAACAAGTTGCTGTGGCAGGGTATAGCGATCGCCACATTTGCAGCTGTGGGTTATGGGTTTGCTATTTTTGCTGATGGATTTATCGGTAAAGTCAGGACAATCCAGCAAACACCCACAAATCAGTTAGGTGAACTCAAACCTTCACCAACACCTCGAAATTGAAGTGCGTAAATAATCCTTTCCTTACATTAAAACCTGAAAGCCTTGCTAGATAAGGCTTTTAAACTAAATTATAAAAAAGCTTGACAAATTATAATCTAGTAGGTGATAATGGAATTGTTGAGAGGAAAGAAGAAGAAAGAGATGATTAAGTACAAAGCAATTACCGGAACCCACGAACAAGTTACAGACTTTATCTTTGATGTGTTGGTACTTAACGAAAAAGATGTAATTAAGGATGAATGTGGATACCCAAAAGTAGAAATGAACTACCTCGAAGGTTCTGAGCTTGTCACTCTAGTGTGGATGGTAAAGGTTAAGAAACCAGCCAGACAACCAAAAAGAGCAGACCTACACGCTAAAGCGCAAGAATATGACTGGCAAGTAGATAAAAACGAAGGTAAGTATCAAATTCTCAGCAGAAACAATAAAGTGATGTATGAATGCAAAACTTTAACTGGTATACAACGTAAGCTAAACAAGATGATTTGGGAATACCGATTTATCAAAGTAGATGTGACCGACAAACCTTTTAATTCTGTAACAGAATTTTATCAACACTATAACGTTATTTAAATGAGACCAGTAGATCCATATATAATCCTAGAGTCTGGTGTATGTCCAGACTGCAACTCAGACGAAATTGTAAGAAATGGCAGAAGCCGATTTAGTGACCAACGCTATCTGTGCAAAGACTGCAATAGAAGATTTACCAATAGGAGAGTAGAGAAACAATGGAAACATCATTTAAGACACTTCAAAACCATCTAGAATCGCAGATACCTAGCTTTTTTAAAGAGGCTTATAAGCGATGGTTAGAAGATCAAAGTGATGATCTTGTAGATGTTTGGATTAACTGGGTGGAAGTAGAAAAGCTAGACGAAAAAACAACGGATCTCGCAAATAGTCTACAAGAGTTTTGGTCTATGGTCTATGAATTGAAAGCCAGTGGAAATTTGGAATAAGGAATTAAATAAAATAGACCAGCCCTCAAATAGAGGGCTTTTTCATTATTCATCCTCTTCATCCATCTCGCCAAGCGTGGAGAGAACTGCATTATAATATTCTTCTGGTAACACGCCTTGAATTTTATCGAAGATTTCTTCCATCTTGTCATTGACCTCAATCTCAATGCGTTTGTTCTCGTTCCAGTGTGGATGGCGGCGAGTTAGGTAAAACTGAATAGCTCTGAAATCTGGCGGATCTTCTTCATCACCTAGCGCCAATTGCTTGAGAATGCCAACAACTTCAGTTTCAGCATCAGCGATCGCCTTCTTCACATCATGAGCGAAGTCTTTAAAGGTTGGGTTGCCTTCTTCACTCTCCTTCTGCCACAGGTAGTAGGTGGGGGTGGAAATGCCAACAGCATCACAAGCGGTTTTAACGAAGTTCCCTTCCCGTAAGAGTTTGCAGAGTTTTTGCTTTAGTTCTGGGGTGTATTTATAGGAGTTGCCGATCATAGTGATTATAGTTTTATTTACAGTTTGATAGATTTTTATATTTAAGGGTTGACAAATTATAGTTAGGTAGGTGATAATGAAATTGTTGAGAGAAAATGGGGAAGAGAGATGACCACAGCAATACAACAAATCAAGTCGATTAAGAAAGTTGAAAAATATCCTGGTTATCCCGTAAATGGTTACATGGTATACACAACCAATGGGTTAAGCATCCGAAGTGAACTAAATAGCATCAAAGACATTAGAAAAGTATTCTCTAAAAGCATCGCTCACAAATACCTACTAAATCAGATCTGCAACCAAACACCAGAAGATGGAAATAATCCCGTAACCAAGAACACCGCAATCGCTATAGCTTTAAACAGTAATATTATTTTAGCTGTTGAAAACTTAATTAATAATGGTGTAAGTCTTGAGGACGCGATCACACTAGGCAACCAAATTGCTAAATCAGAAATCAAACATCGTGCAGAACTACCAGGCTGGATACTAGAACATTACATAGCAAAATGTCAGTTTATGGATGCTCTGCACTTGATAAAAGAACTAGAATCGATGGAATAATAACAACCCATAGATGAAACCAAAGCACCTCAATAGGGTGCTTTTTATTGGACTTTATAAACCCTCCAAGCTGCTTCATTGCCTATCCTCTTGAAGCCTTGGGGGGATTTTATTCTTTGAAACACCCAACAGCCACGCATATACTCTGATCCTCTAGGCTTCACCCCTATCAACTCTCTAACCTCGCTGGTAGACAGTTCCCACGACATAGCAGAAGCCCTCTCTAAGTGGGTGTGATGGCTCAACGGGTCTTTTGGTGTAACCCTGTCTAATACTCTGTCTAGTAGCGTGATGAGAGTAGGGGCAGGGGGTAAGGACGGGAGAGTGTCAAGCGTTGTGTCCACCATTACTTCTGATACTGGCGTAAAGTTACTCATAATACCACCAGCTTTTAAATGTTCATCTAGCTGGTCTAACATCTCCACATGGTATTCTGTAGCGACATTATGCCCTCGCTCATCTTTGTCTAGTTCTATGTCCAGTGCCTTTAAACGATCATATAGTGCTTGACGGGTTTTGAGGTTGTACCGATCTAGTAAATCCTTGATTTTCATAGTGTCTCCTCCGGTGTCTTCTACCTAGAATACAGCCAAACTGAAGGAAAAACCTTATGACTTCAGTTAAGCAATTCGCTAGGAGAAAAGCTAGAGATAAAAAATCAAATAATTTAGACATTACTCAAAGTCGTAATGACTTTATACAAAAATTAGAATCGGGTGAAGCTGCTCTACAGTTCGTTGAAGACATCAAAAAGTATGGAACCAACGAGAAAGGAGAACCGCTCAAAGTTAGACCGTGGCTTGAAGAATACGCCAGACTGATTGCTGATACTCGCATCGCTGAAACCTACACATCGGGCAGTGCTCAAATTGGGAAAAGCTTACTTCACGCTCTATTACAGGTTTGGCTCGTTGTTGAATGCCGATTAAATGTGCTTTACGTCTTTGCTCAGGAAACGGCTCTCAATCGGATGGTTCCGATTCAGTTTAAACCTTTGTTTGCATCTTGGATGGAAAGACGGGGGGTAACGCTCAAAACTAACGAGGGGAGCCGCAACAACCGACTAATCCAGGTTAAGGGCGGTACAGGGATCTTTTCTTATGTGGGGAAAAGTAAGAGCAGCACAGATGGCAGAGCAGCAGCAGGGTCAAGTATTGTTTCTTTTTCAGTTGATTTAGCTTTTTGCGATGAGCGATCGCAATACCCCCCAGGTGCAGCAGATCCGGTTTATCGCCGTCTAGATGCTGGCAGATTAACTTCTCACCCCATTAGATTGCTTGGAACACCTGGTAGTGGCATCGGGATAGAAGAGGAAATAGAAAGAGCAGACCATCACTTCTATCCCCACGTAAGTTGTCCTAACTGCCACAAATCCACCCCTCTTCATCCATTTGGCGCGTTGCTCGTGCCAAACCAGAAAGTTAATGAATCTGGCGAAACTGAACTTAAATATTTATCAGAAAGTGGCAAGCCTGAAGAATGGCACCATAAAGATAGTGAAGATCCCGTAGGAAGCGCCTATTTTGCTTGCAGCCATTGTAAAGCTGAACTAAACACTGATGTAAGAATAAATGCTTACTTTGTCTGCCTCCATACTGGAGTTAAGCTTATAAATTTCCTAGATAACTTTGATAATCCAAACGGCAAGCGCTACAAAGTTGGTATAACTCTTTCCCCACTGCTGAGAGAATCTACTCTCAATCTAGCTGCTGAAATAGTCCAAGGGGGATTAGATAGCTCTAACCCTGCTGACTGGCAACAACAACGCTTAGGACTTCCTTCTCAAGGTGAAGATGCAAGCCTCAGTATTAATCAAATTAAACGCGCCATCTATGCACCAGAACCAGAGATCCATACATCTCAAGATCGGTGGATATTAGGTGGCGTTGACCAGGGGAGAAGCTTTGACTTCCTATGTGTAGCTGAGTTTGTCTTGCCTTCAGGCTGGGAGAAGATGAAAGTTGAGGAAGTGTTGAGCCGCACTTTAAGACTGGTTCAATATGCTGGCGCTATTCAGCGATCACAAATATCCCAAAAGCTAGAGTTATTTAATTGCAGAGGCGGGATTATTGACAACGAGCCTAGTATTAGTGCCGCAGCCGAGCTAGCAAGGGATATAGGCTGGAATCTAGCAGATCAGAAGCCAAAACAGAAAGATGCTATCAAAGCTATAAAAGTGCATGACGGTGGTGAGGAGTTTGATTGCTATGGGATAAGGAACGATCGCTTCCTCAGAGCCGTTAAGAATATCTTTATCCAAAAGCACAGCGATGGCTACCCACTTGTAAGACTGCCTTTAGACTGGGAACGCTGGGTAAACAATCCCACAGAGTTAAGCCCGATTCGTCATCTCACATCTTTGAGTTATGACTCAAGCAACGGTCAGTGGAACAGAGCCGCTGATCACAATGACGATATATACTATGCCTTCATGTTTGCTGAGGTGGCGTTCTACCTGCAATTGACTGGCGATCAATACTATTCCTCATGGTTTAACTTCGTTTAAAAGTAGACTATAAGTTATTTTCTAGTTTAGCTTGACAAATTATAAAGTAGTAGGTGATAATGATTTTAGAGAGCAGAAAACGAGAGGAAACACAAGATGACTACCACAACCGCAACATTAACCCACAAAATCACCAAAGAATTAGTCAAAACACTTAGCTATTACAGTCTGTGTAAATTATCTGATTATTTGGGAATTGTAAACCCTATGCAAGCCAACGTTGTAGGATCAATAACCTTGGACGAGCTAGGTAATTTTGTTGATGCTGATGCTCACATCGAAACCGATAACCTTTGCTTTCCAGTTAAGGGTGTTCAGGAAAAGCGAATCGTGATTGAAATCTGCAACCCCTGGTAAACAAGCCACAAGATAAGCCGAAGCCCTCACCCAGAGGGCTTTTTTAATGTCTGTGTACTAAATTAGAAAATAATTTTCTAATTTAACTTGACAAATTATAATCTAGTAGGTGATAATGATTTTAGAGGAAACAAAGAGAGGAAAAACCAGATGCGCCTAGTAGAATGTAAAGAAGTTGCCAAGCAAGTACGCAAAGACCTAAAAGCTCTTTATCCATCCATTAAATTTTCAGTACGTTCTGACTTCTACACCATCGAGATTGATTGGACAGATGGCGCGAGCGAAGCTGAAATAGTAGAGATTGTTGAGCAATACCGAGGATATGCGAACAATTCAAGACTACCCGTTAACTTTAATGGGGAGATTGTAGAAACTCGATTAAACTTCATCCACACAAATCGCTTATTCACCAAAGAATACTTGGAAGAAGTTTTGGAGTATGTGAAAGGCTATTATACCGACGCTAAGAATGACGGAGTGACAATAGAGGCAACCAGCAAAGGCAACGCATACTTTAGTGGTAACGACATTAACGAGGTTTACAAGTATGCAAGTTTAGCTAGAAAATATAATAGTTTTGCTTCCGTCAAAACTCAAACAGAAGCTGAAAGACGCGAAAAGGAATTTGCAAACAAAGAAAAACTAGAGAAAGCAGAATTTAAAGCACAAGAAGCTCTAAACGCCGCAAAAGAAATTCAACCTGAGAAAATTACCAAAGTTTCGTTCTCAGTTGAAGGAACATTCGCCAACATTAACAAAAACAACACACTGGAAGAGTATCAAGTACAGGTTCTAAAGGGGGAATCTTATACTGAACAATGTAAAGTTACAGAATGGATTGAGTTATCTACCACCAACTATGATCGCTTTACCAATAATCTAATGACACATTACTCCTGGATAGCTGGTAAGGGCGGCTGTGACAGGGTAACAATAAACGGGAAAGAAGTTGAATGCACCCTCTGCGTTGCGGTATCAGCGCCAAACCGAGAAACAATCTTAGTTGATCCTCAAGGTCACAAGTATGCTCGATACGTTGCCTTAGTACCACCTTCTATCAACCTCAAGATACCCTCTAATAAAGCCGTAGCAGTTACCAAGATAGAAGAAGAGATGCCAGCAATTGTAGGGGTGTTTAACTACCAAATCATAACTGATGCTCCAGTTATCGAACCCGTAGTTATTCAACCAAAGAGGAAAGGACTGATGGTTGACGTGCTAAGGTCTGATAGCTTTGATTGTACTGCTGGAGGTGTTAGCAGCAAGTTTTCTAGCTTAACTCTGGTTGGTGAAGGTATACCCGAAGTGTCAGAGGAAAGCAACGATGCGCCAGCCATAGAGCTTAAAACTCGCAACGTAGAAGGACGAGATTACTACTACTGCAAACCAACTAAGATAGGACGTAAGCATTCAATGATGGGAGGGAATTTCTGCTGGTCT